TTATCTCTCCGATATATCATAAACAGTTCTTGAATAAACGAAACCGTGCTTTAATTTAGCTAATTCATTACTATGTACTATAGCTATATCATTGCTGTCAAATTCTGTTGGATCTATGGGGTTATCTGCATATGGGTTCAGGTATAGCGATAGCCCGTCTAACAAAGATTCTTTGTACTTTTTATGAGGAGTAGTCTTTATTTGCCCTTTTGTATCATAATCGTTATAAGTATAAGTATTAAAGAACACATTCTTTTTTTTATTTAGAGAAAGTGCTCTCACTTTTCCTATCGAAGCTACAGAACTAAATAATATCCCACTGATATAACTATATTTCTGATCATTAAATAAGCCTATTGGAATCTTTTTACCATTCTTTCTTTTTAATATATTATCGGAGTATTCAAAATATGGAACATTCCCTCTCCACTCAGCATTTACCAGGCCATATAGTACTCTTTGTATTGCGCCTATGCCTTGCAGGTAAAAGAACGGCTGTTCAAATGAGCCTACTGCAAGGATAAATGGCTTTCCTTTAACATGATCAAGTTTAGAATAGGTTTTATAATATTTATTAGCCTTGTTGCTTATGCTGCTAGCTAAACGTTCTGTTGCTAAATGGACAATTTCTTTATGATATTCAGTATCTATTTTTCCTTTTTTATACAAATTATCTATCGCATTTATTCTTTCGTATTCAGGCGTACCATCTTCAGCATGTCTAGTACTTACAGCTTCGATAACCATCTCTAACTTTTGCTTTCTAGTTTTAATAACAAAATCAGGTGAAGAATAAGAATAGTCTATTTTGAAACCTAAATTACTGAAGCAAGCATGTAGATAAAGCTCCCAGAAAGAAGTATTAAATGTGGTCTGAAACTCCTTTACAAACTTGTGATCTCTATCCTGAAAACCCATTGCCCAGGAACTTAGCACTTTTACTAAATCTGGATCATTAGATACATTTAAAAAATTAGGATGCAGTTTATCCTCATTAACTTGAATACTAAATAAATCCACAATAACCCCCCTTAATATCTATCATCCCTTGAACCATATTAATAATATTATAGCACTTCTTAGTAACAACCTGCCCTATAGTTAAAGAGAAGAATCCTGAAAAACAGGCTTTTTAAACAAACTTTGTTTTAAATGATCAACTTTTTTACAAAGCCACAAGTAGACCGTTTTTTAGAGCTTAAACAGTCAATTCTCCTATTTTATCATTTCCTTATTCCATTAAATAGTCCGTTTGTTGAATAAGAAATTTTTAATCCCTTATTGTTAAAAATTAAAATAAGATAATATACTGTTACATATGCTTCATGATCAAAATGTAGTCAAAAAGAGATCCCTCTGAATAAATAGAGGGATCATTTCTTTCTCTACATTTTATAGTATATTGGTAATTAGTATTTAGAGAACTGACCAGAATAACTAACACTTTTAAGATCTTATTTTTTACGTTCTTTTCGTATACTATAGGAGCAGCTATACCATGTCTTAGCAAGTACCCGGCTAAGGAAGCAACAGACATGTTCCTTTTTCCCTCACCAACTCCTTGAATGATATTTACCCAATAGTTGGTCTGGTTTCTTTACAGCCTCACCTTTTGCAGGCTCGACAATCAGCTGTAACAACCACTCCGGCATATCAGATAATGGTACTTCAAGCGTCTACTTGATAACTCCCATTCGTACCTTTTCCTACAAGCATGTAGAGAGGAAGAAACCACTATGTATCCTCCTCCCCCCTAATATCTAATCCAGGCAGTATGTTTGTTCGATTTTTGACCTGACCTGGATTTTTAAATAAAATATGGCGTCCTAAAATATAGAACCGTATGAGACGCTTGTTGAAAATAGCAGAATTAAATCCTAAACTTACACCTCATTTATTATTTCATACCCATACACTCTATTAGCTGAAGCAAAAGTAAGTCTTACACAAATAATGGAACGATTAGGAAATAAAAAATGAAGACACAACGAAAAATGTATATTTACATGTTACAAAAGAAATGAAAAAAAAGGCTTCCCAAAAGTTCAAAGAACTAATGGGAAACCTCTGATTTAGGCCCTTATTGAAAGAAAATGTTACCCTTTTGTTACCCCTTGGGTATCGTAAAGTATTTAAGGGTCTAGAAACCCATCGTTAATGGAGTTCAGGGGGAATGATTACATCATGCCGCCCATAATTCACCCTATTTTCGCGTGATTTCAGTCTCTTTCATTCAAGGGTTTCCGTGATAAAAAACAACGAAGATAAAACAAGAAGAAACCGCATTTTTTCGCAGTTAGGTGGGATTTTCGTTATTTTCGTGTTATTTTTCAAAAAATAACATGATATTTGCAGGCGGAACATTCGTTCTTATATAATTCCTTTAGGGAGATGATCAAATGACTGATTTTGAACGGAAAGTATATCAGATCATAGTGAACATGCATCTGTATGGAAAGAATCCAACTCTGGACGATTTGAAAAGGAAAACAGGAAAGAGTAAAGAGGATATTCGTGCAGCTGTGAAAAGCCTTTTGATGAAAGGTGAATTGAAGTGGGATAAATATAAAAAGGTGTGGCTTTTATAACAAAAAACTCTCAATAAATGAGAGTTTTTTTACGTAGCATATTGGTGATACTGAGTAATAAGTTCATCTGTTATTACACAATTTTGACCTGGCTCGTATGCTCTTTTCCAAGGTCCACCTTCTTGATGAGTCATATCAACTAAACGGAAAGGTGCATGCTTTCCGTATTTAACAAGCACTTTTGTAATACATTCTATAGCTTCTAGTCCATGCTCAGAAGACAAAACCTTCATGAATGTCGGCGTTACCACCAAATCATCAGTAAGAAGTTTTATGTTAGCGTCCTCTCGATAATCTATTATAGATTTCCCATGTCTCTTATATTTAAAGAAAATATCCTCGATAACAGGGCCATATTTAAACGCTACTATGGGTTCTCTGAATAGCTTTTTCCCCGTTTTTAATAAAAACTCAGCATAAATATAATATAACAATTTTTGCAATTTTAAGTGTGAGGATGGTTGAAAGGACAAAACAAATTTTGCCACATCATATGCGGTTAATTCCTTGTCTTTTGATATTACATCTATAAAGGAGGTAATATCCTCTGTCACAATAACATCCTCAAAAAAGGAATCTTTCTCAGTGACAGAATTCCAGCTAGTTGAATCAGTTGATAATTTGTGAATTCCAAATTGAACCTTACCACATTTTTCCTTAACTCTTTCAAAGAATTCGGAAATGTAGTTTTTATCCAATCTTTCCTCGCTCGAATAGTGCCAGCCAATTCTTCTACCACCAGAAAAATCACTAATAATCGCGATAAAATGAAATGCCATGTTTATCACCTCTTTTTCTCCACAGATGTTTCTGTAGAGTTTTTATAAATCGATGCCCAATTTGTATATTCTTGTTTGTGAAGTTGGTGAGATCGATTATTTGCTTCTTTATCTTCAGTTCTCCAAATTTGAAGCTCCCAAGGAAAAAAGGTATTACTTTCACCATAAAAATAAAAATGAAATGCTTTATAATCACCCTTTGATGAATCCATACAATTTATTCTGTATTGGTTCATCAATAAGTCACAGATATTCTGAAAACAGTCATTATTATGGTCAAAAGAATCAATTGTTATTCTCATTCCCAACAAATCATTCAAGCACTTTCTTAAAGGTATTTGCCCGCTCTCGAGCTTTCCAACACGATAATACTTTAGCTTATTGACAATCGAATCTGGTTGTTTTACTCTAAGGCGCAAGTCAAAGTCGCTATATAGATACTCCAAGTCATTATAGATGACAACATTTTCTAGTTTTTCAGCGTAATGTTGAAGTGAAATAAAAAAATCATTATCGATTGAGAAAAGACCCTTCTTTTCAGTTACCTCTGTAATATGTCTTATTTGTTTCTTTCTTAAGTTAAAATGCTTTACATCTTTATTTAAGCTGAATTCGGTTGAAAAATCATTATGCAACTGATTAATTTCTAGTATCAACTCATGAAGATCATTGCAAAATGACTCGATTTCACAAGTGCATTTAATCAATTTTTTCTTCCCCAGGTTATTTTAGTTTGATTTTACTCTTTTATCGTCATTTATACAATAATTTGTGACCCATTTTGAAAAAATTCATTGATTTTTTTTAGTACAGGTTATATAATACTATATTTGCCCAACGAACTCACCAGCCACATACTATATATTGATTCAAGCTAAGTCCGCAAGTGAAAAACGCACAAAAAACACAATATATAGAAGAATGAGCCCTTTTCCACGTTTTTTTCTATATATTGTGTCAAGGCATTCACTTGTCATACGGCCGGTACTTCTTCCGGCCGGCTTCTAATTCTTTTTTAAGAGCTTGTACATGTCCAAGCAAAAACAATGCGACTGTCCCAACCTTTTTAACCGGCTTGAGCTTTCCAGAAGTCACAAGGGTACTTAAACGCTGCCGGGTGATTCCAAGCAGCTCCCCCGCTTCCGTTGCAGTCAAAACTTCTTCCTGGATAAACTTAATTTTTTCGTTTTCTTTCATGTCGGCTTTCTCTCCACATCATAATGAATCCTTTTAACAAGGTAATAACAACGGCTATCATCAATACAGTATGCGCAATCTTTCCAGACATACCCTCATCGGCCAGATCAATTGCGACGATCCCGGCAACCAATATGAGCAAAACGGCAAAATCTCCTGTGCTGTACTGCTTAAAATATTTTTTCATACTATCGTGGACGTGATATAATGGTATGAGCAAGGGGATTTACTCCCCTTGTCTCACTAGTATCAGCGCTTCTTGCTTGTCCGGCGGGAGCGCTTTTTCTTTTTCTTGCTATGCTTTTCGCTTTCCTTCTGCCATATGTCGTAGATGTGTTTTATGATGGTCACGATACCAGCGATAGCAAGAATCCAGTTTCTCACCTCGTCCACTTCAGCACCTCCTTTCTATACCTTAATTATACAATACCTGTTTACAACGGTCAATAGAAATCGGAAATAAAACTAGTATTTTTTCACCATATTGTTATAATTTTCTTATCCTAAACGAAAGGGGATGTTACTTTTGACTGAAAGTTGTCAATGCGGTAAATGCGGAAAACGTGTAGAGTTTTTATACGGTTCTGGTTTTTGCGAAGAATGTGTAAAAGAAGAAGATTAAAAATAGAGCCCTCCCAATCGGAAGGGCTTTTATTATTTTTTCAAGTTTTGCTTTCGTTTATTTTACTGTTGCGCCTGTGTGCTTCGCAGCATAGATGTTTACCTTTCCGAACTGATCCGTCTTGATCGTGTAAACGTCCGTTTGTGGATTACCGAGAACCCCGTACTTCAGGCCGCCGAATTTCTTAGGACGCAATAAGCCGCATTCGTTCCCTTTGACCGGCGCCTTGTTTGTCGGATAGATGCGCCATGAATCGGCTGAAGCCGGAAGGTAAACGTATTTCTTACCGCTGGATGACGGCTTAGAAGAGCCGGATGATTCCGTCAGCTTTAGCACTTGGCCAACTGTGATTTTATTCGGGTCCTTAATGTTATTCCAGCTCTGAAGGTTTGCCACACTTACCCCATGCTCTTTTGCAATTGCGGAAAGAGTATCGCCTTTTTTGACTGTGTAAGTGCCCCCAGAAGCTTTAGGCGCAGATGTTGAAGTTGTTTTCCCGCCCAGAGCCTTCAATTCTTTTTCAATGGCAGCCTTAACCTCATCCCATCTGCCCTCCGACAAAATACGGTGCGGGCAATACTTGCCGTTCCAATCTTGATGCTTGCGCACACGATCAATACCCCAACCGCGCTCTTTAAGGAGCTGCGCCACAAATTTAATAGCCAGCTTTTCTGCTGCCTTATATTTAGCGCCTCCTGACTTGCTGTAACAGATTTCAACACCAATAGACTTACGATTCCCTGTGCCGTTTTTTCCGTCTCCTGTGTGCCATGCGTTACGATTTAACGGCAGACCTTGAATAACCTCTTTGTCATCGACTGCATAATGAAAGCTTGTCGAGCTAGTATTTCCGATCATGTAGCTGATCTCATTGGCAGCTGATGCGTCATTGGCTGTATTGTGGATGGTGATGTACTGCGCCGTCATTGCGTTCGGGCATTTCAAACCGTATTTAGCTGATGATACAAGGTTCTTTTTCACTGTGATTGTCATATTCATTCTCTCCATTCATTTTTAATATAGAAAAAGCTGCCGGGTTATCCAGCAGCATCATTTTGTTAGATTGTTTTGTTTGAGAACTGCTTTTTGTTGGTGCCCTCTTGTTGTCACATAGTTGTTTTTGAACCATGCTACCACTGTAGTCCCGATAGTAAAAATGAGAGAACCAGCAGTGTAAAGAGCATCCGCAAGCTGATTCACCTGTACATCAGTGATATCCAAAGGTGATTTACCGAACATCAGCATTGTTTGGTTAATCAGCGCAATTAAAAGAAGCACCGTCCGGACGACCGTGCCTTTGTCGAAGTTTTTCATATTGTGTATTCCTCCTTATTTTTGCAAAACGGTATAAAAAATAGCGATTGCTCCTCCTATAATTCCGGTGGAAATCGCTGTAATGATAGCGCCTGTGATTGTGCGCTTGATCCATGTTGTATTCTCTTCAATTTTGTTGAGCTTTTCATTGAGTGACATGATTTGCTGGTCTTGCCTATCCGAGGATCGTTCAAGCGAGCTTACCCGTCTTTCCAGCGATTTTTGTTCTAGTTTAAACTCTGCCATCTCTTTTTGTATTACATTCACATCCGGTACCTCCGTCAATTGTGACATTAGTACGCCCCCCTTTTATCTATTTCATGCGATTTCACCTCCTTTGAGGCAAAATAAAAAAGCCGCTTCTCCGCCGCTTATTTTTTCTGATGATTTAGTTTCACTGGACCTTTCAAGTTGTTGAGGTTCTTTTCTAACTTCTCAATATGTTCCTTAAGATGCTGGATTTCTTGCTCTTTTTCCGCTAAAAGCTGCTTGTCTTTTTCAGACATATACTGGTATGTCATGAGAATATCTTCAGCATTCATCCAGTTTTGGCGATAACCTGCCGCTTTTCTTTCGAATAGCTCCGCTTTCGTTTCTAAATCTAATTCTCTTTTGTTATTTTCCTCCACATTAAACACTCCTATTCTGTTTGGTCAGGATAAGCGTTTCCGCGCTCAAGTGATGTTATTTCATCAAATTCTGCTTGTGTAATTCGTCCTGTTTGAACGTGTGTTTTTAGCTCAATTGTTAAAACAGTTCCATTTTTCCAGCAATCTTCAAAAAAGTTGTAAAATGCGCTCCGTCCTTCCATTGTCCTCCCTCCGATATTAAGACTGATTCACCATTAAAACATTACACATTCTTTGTAGATTTAAAATCTGTTCATGCAATGTTTCTTCTGTTTCTTGTGGTTCTGGCTCTGTGCTAGGAATCTCAATCGGTTCTATTTTCATGTCCATTTCTCCTTTACCTCATTCTGACTGTGTCGGATATTCCCCTTTTGGATAGACGTGAAATGTGCCTGTTATTTCTCCAGACGGTGTAATAGTGCAATCGAACACACTAAACATAAGCATATACTCCGTACTGTCGATGTAGGTCGGGTGGTATCCGTCGGAATCAGCAATAAATCGGAATAACTTATATTCCACCGTCTTTGTTTCTTTAACGTAGACGATATTCAAACTGTAAAATACATTCCTGCTGTCGTGTGTTACTACATCAAACTCACCAGGCTCCATTTGAAAAATCTGTTCTTTAAATTCTGGATGCTTTAAAGTGCATCCAGTAAGCGAGAATCCTGTTTCTGTTTCGCTTATTTCTAACCCCTCAATATATGCGAATGGGCTTTCTCTACGAGTTTCGGTTTCTATCATATTCATAACTCTCCTTATGCTTTTTCGTAAAATATAGCCAATCTAATGGTGACTGTTGTTGCCGCCACGTCTGTCGCTCCTGTCCCCCTTACATGAACAGCGAATTTTTCAGAACTCTGGCTCATTATACCAACGGTGACGTTATTCGCATTTTTGCCATAAGGTGTCGCCATTACAGCGAAAATGTTTTCCGCTCCTTGATAGTTACCATCAACCATATTGTACCAACTATAAGCGTATGCGTACGCTCCGCCAGAAGCGCCCAAAGTTACGTCAATTTGCGTAATACAGATCATCAAGTTATTTTGTAACGCACCATGAATATCCGTAACCAATGATGTTACGTTTCCGCCAACAATCTTCGCTGGCGATGTATATTGGTCATCCCCCGGCATTATTGTTGAACTTTTCGGTAATTCAACTGGTGCACCCTCGAAAACTGTACGTTTTTTCGATCGGAAACGCAAGCCGCCACCGACAACCGCCTCAAAGTTGAGAGGTTGCAAACTCAATAGTGTGGAACTCCCTGTAACAACTGCTCTGTTTGTGAAATTAGCATTATACGGGTCGTTGACGTCAATAGGATCACGATATCCCGATAGTGTAAAAATATCCCTCGGGATGTTTGCACTTGTAGTATTCGTTATAACGATGTTACCTTTACCACGATACTCTTCCATATGACCGTATATCTCCACAACTGCCAAGTCTTCTGTGTTGTTGTATTCTCCTCCACCTCTAACAGAAATTTTACCATCGCCAATTGAAACACTTCGATATACTTCTTTTCCGTCCCCGTCTTGATAGTCCTTCCCACTTTCCTGATAAAATGAAGATGAATTAATTTCTGTCATGGTGTACTCTGCGTATGTCCCCGTGTCCGTCGACCTTTTATATTGGTAAAATTTATCGCCGTCAAAATAAGAATCAAAGTTATTATCAACGTTCAACGCTTGGAATTTACCGCCTCTGATCAATGAACCCGTGATATTGATTGCCTTGATTGTTCCTGACGTAATCAAATCGGCGGACAGCTCTTTAATCTTGGCACTTGTAATGGCGGCATCAGCTATATGGACAGTGTCAATAATGGCCTCTTGCAAATGCGCTCGTGCAATAGCAGCATTTTGTATGGCCGCCGTACCTATGGCCGCTTCTGCTACTTTGGCGCTTGTGATGGCTGCATCCTGAATGACAGCGCTTGTCACCGCTCCGTCAATCAACTGAGTATCGTAAGGGCTGAAAGTGAATTCTTTCCTCACGTCACCTTCTCTGACTTGGATTTTCCTTATTGTGAATTCGCCTGGATCAGCTGCGTTTGCTGTAGTTGCGCCAATCCATAAGGCTCCGTTTGTTATAGTGATATTTGGCGTAAATACTACATCATATCTTAGAAATTGATCAGGGTCAGCACTAGATATATCAGACAGATTGTTTGGTATCGCATATACTTCTTTCCCGTCTACTCTTATTCTCAGATAGCTGAAATCTGATATTGTTGATCTTTTCAACTCGAAAGAAAGCGTATAAGTCGTGCCGTTGCTTAAATTCAGTTTTGATCTTGGTGTGAATGTCATACCGAATAAAGGTTCGTCCGTGCGCGTTTTGACAATGCGCATTTCGTTGAATTCCTTTGAGGTATCCAGGTATCTCGTTGAGGAATTTAAGCGATAAGTTTCATCGTAATTTCGTAACATAGAGCCGGCTAAAAGGTTTTGCCCCTGTAATGTCGTAGACAACTTCTCCGCAGTAATTGTAAGATCCGCCAGCTTGTCTGCTGTGACTGCACCGAAAAGAATGTCATCGGTCATAATCCGCTGAGTTTTTGCTGAAAACTCAGCTGTAAATTCGCTTGCTTTTTCATGGTAGTTAACAGCCCGAATGCGATAGTACCAAACGTTATCAACGCCAGCATTTTCATGTAGGTACCCGCTTTGTTTGCCTCGCCATAGCCGGTTTTCGATAGATGGGGTGAATCCTTTTATTTGCGATCCATAAACCTCATAGGCCGCAATATAAGAAGAAGGATCATAGTCCCAAGTGATACTCACACCCGAAAAAAGCCCCTTAATAGTTACATTAGAAGGGACTTTAGGGATAATGTCAGGGAAACTGCCATCTGTCACCTGAACATTGCGGTCAATGTTTTTTACTTTATCTTCTAAATCGTCTAGGCGCCTATCAGGTTGATAAACTTCTAAAAACTCGCCCATTTCAACGGTTTTTGTGCCTGCAGGATTTGAAATACTGTATCCTAGGGCGATAACTCGGGATTGAATTTGTATTGGATCGGCTTGTGTATCATCTATAGCAGTCCTGGTATCTCCAAGGGAAATATGATCAGTCGGAATGACCTTTAGTTCATATGTTGCTTGAGGTTTGGAAGCAGTATCCCTCAAATGTTCATATGTTTTCTGTAATAGCTCTTTTGGATCGGTTATGTTTTCATCCTGCCATTGGCCAAAAGAGTTTATAAACGCTCCATCAGACTTTTTATAACCGTATTTCTCTTTTGCTCCTGGCAACTCAATCCACTTCTGACCTTTCGGCTTGTCTGCCGGATCACCGTTTGATACTTTCCATTCAACGTCTGCAAAGTCAATATAACGGGAATCCCCGCCATTTTCTGTCTCCACGCTGCCGCCCCATCCATATAGAGCAGAAACAGGATAAGCCATTTCAGTGACCGTAATACTTTCGACATTGTAGCCGACTTCGAAACGATCACCTTCATCATTTCCGCGCCGCTGCTCAATGTTGACAACACGTTCAATAATTTTGTTGTTTTCTTCATCAAAATTAACAGTAAAACGCAGCTCTCCGCCCCATACCTCAATAATTTTAGTAATGGCTTCGTAGGCGCTGATATGATAAAAGTTTGTGGACTGTGTTCCCGTTTGAGCCGTTACATTGCCCTTCCACCTTGTGCCTTCTAAAACTCTATCCAGGGCATATTGTTGCGTTTTACCGGTTGGCCGTACGTCTTCCACAATAGCTTCAAGCAGCTCCATTTCAGCCGGTTCACAATGAGCGATTTTCTCTGCCCCGTTGTCTCCATTGCCGCGGTCAATTTCTCTAATTTTGAAGAGACGAAAAAAGCCGTCTTCATCTCTGAAAACGACTTGGTTTAATTTATTTACATGTAGGCTATCTTCGTGTCTTGCGTCACAACTGAAAGAGAATTCTGTACCTTGATTCAACTTTTCCAGAAACTGATCAGAATGAAAGGTACATGCATCATCCTCCGCGTCACTAGATAGGATTGCCAACGGGTTATCGTATCTATCTAGCACCCACATATCGGCCATATAATCACCTACCTATTTATATTTCTCTGTTAAATGCATTTCGCTTGGGTGACTAGCCTTAACTTTCACGTTTTTCTTAGGCGGAATCTGAAAAAATCTCGATTTATAAAGTATGGCCGAACTCTTTTTGATTCCGCTGATTGTCACACGTCGCTTAGAAAAATCTATCTCGATATAATCACCCGCAATAAAGTTGAATTTCAGATACACTCCTTGATACACGCTGCCATCATCATTCAACATTTCAATGCTGTATGACGTGGATGCAGCCGCAAGCGTGCATTTTACAACGGGTGAAGCCGGTGCACTGCCATTTGTTTTTACAGTCGTGCCCGCTACCGGAATATCAAAAACAGTGTCTGGACCATACTTGTAAGGATCAGGGCAGATAAAATTTATCGTGCCCTTTCCGTATTTGAAAACCTCGTCCAACTGCCCTTCACCATCAATAACGGCGTAATATGTTCTGTCAGGTTCATCAGGAAAGACTAATGGGGCAGGCTTGTCAGTTACAAGCCATTCGGCCACTTCTTCTTTCGCTTTCTGCATGTCATCAACACCCTTAATGACCACGGAAACAGGCAACGGACGGGCTTTTATTTTCTTTTGCTTCAGATATGCGCCAGAACGACCGGGGATTTCAACCATTTCCCACTCTACGGGCGCCCACATCGGCCGCTTTGTGTCTACCGTTGCATGAACAAAGGGTTTTGATACCCCGTTAAATGTCATAGTCATTTGTACCGCCTCTTATCTCTAAAAGCTTGGCGCTGTTGCGCTTGAGTCATGTCTTTTTGTGTTGCCGATGCAAATTGCCGTCCGTTTACGCTAAGATCAGTGCGAATAGCTGGTATGTTCACCTCGATAGGATGATTTAAAACAGCTTGAGAAAGTTGTTGAATAGCTTTAGCCATCGCCGACAGATCAAAATTGTTATTGATGTTTGTTGGATTAATATTTCCTAACGCACCGGAAATTCCAGCAGCCTTCTCTTTTGATGAAAGAGGTATAACTTTTGTTGTTGATCCAGTTGCATCTAATAGTTCTGGACCAGCCTCCCCTACAATTGCTTTACCTCGTAATACCCGGCCGCCTGTAGCCAACATTGGTATTTTAGGAATTGAAGGGATATTCACGCCAGGTATCTTATTTAAAACCTTCAGCTTGCTAGAGAACCCGCCTGTGAAACTATTAATTTTTCCGATTATCCAGTTAATAGAGCTCCGAATGCCAGATTTTATGCCATCCCATACGCCCAACACTCCAGACTTTATGTTATTGAAGGCTGAAACCACTTTATTTTTGATATTATTTACAGGATTAACAACGTATGTTTTTATAAGATTCCACGCTGAACGTGCTGAGCTCTTCATTCCATTCCAAATATTATTGACCACGGTTTTCATCCCGTTAAAAACTCTTGATGCTGTATTTTTTATCCCATTCCATAAGCTTGAAAAGAATGATTTAAGCCCATTCCAAATAGACTTCCCGGTAGATGATATTCCTTTCCAAATATTAACCACAGTGCTTTTAATGCCGTTCCAGATTCTTGAGAAAAGACTTTTATAGAAATTGAGTGCATTTGTAAAATATGTTTTTAATGCATTCCAAACTGTTTTAGCCACAGAGGAAATTCCTTTCCATACAGTGGTTAAAACAGTTTTAATCCCATTCCAAATGGTTGTGAAAACCTTTTTAAATCCATTCAGAAGATTGGTGAAGAACGTTTTTAAACCATTCCACACACTTTTCCCAACTGTAACGATCCCATTCCATACTGTGGTTACTGCTGTTTTTATCGCATTCCATACCGTAGTAAATATGATTTTTAAACCATTTAAAAAATTAGTGAAGAACGTTTTTAAACCTTCCCAAATTGCTTTACCCGCTGTAACAATTCCATTCCATACTGCAGTTACAGCCGTTTTAATCCCATTCCACACAGCAGTGAAAATGGTTTTATAGAAATTTAGAAGAGTTGTAAAATATAATTTAAGTCCTTCCCAAATAGTTTGAGCCGCCACTACGATTCCGTTCCAAACAGCCTCTGCAAACGCCTTTATACCGTTCCATACTGTAGTGAAAATGGTTTTGTATAAGTTGAATTGAAAAGTAAAATATGCTTTTAAACCATCCCAAATTGTTTTTGCAACCGAGACGATGCCTTCCCATAGCCCTTTAAAGAATTCTGAAATAGGTTCCCAATATTTGATTACTAAATAAACTGCCGCCGCAATAGCTGTTATCGCAATTAATATGGGGTTTGCCATAAAAAGCTTTGATACTACACCGAATACAGTACCTATCGATTTGATTGCACCGCCTACTTTTGTAGCAACCGTTACGACTGTCCCAAAATTGGTGACGATAGCCGTTATAGCCGGCAACATCGATGATAGAACCATTAACAATGGACCGATTGCCGCAGCTATCCCACCCATAACGACTACAACCGCTTGTCCAGTAGGTGATAGACTCTTAAACTTGTCAGATAATACTTGGATTGCCTGTTGGACTATTGGCAAAGCTCTCTGAGCCATATCCAAAATAATTCTACCGATGGGTTCTAAAGCATCTGCTGCCTGTCTTAGAGTTGCTTGAAATTGCTGACCAAAAGACTGTTCTTGAGCTTTAGTAACTTTGTCCATTGCCCCTGCTGATTCATCAAGAGACCCCTTGATATTCCCCATGCTGTACATCGCGTCAGACTCTAAGTCTTCCCATTTAGTACCGAATAGGGCTACACCAATGTTATTCGCAGCAACTTGATCATCCATCCCTTTTAATTCGGGAAGAACTGCGTTCGCAACATCTTTTACGGTACCCTTCCCCTGCAAGAAGTCTTTCCAGACCTTTTGAGTTCCTTTAGACAATTCACCCATCGCTTGATCGGTGCTTTTGGAACCGTCTTTTATTCTTATTTGAAATTCTTTAAAGACATCGTTGACATAGTCTAAATTGTAGGCTCCGTTTTTAGATCCTTTTATCAGTAGCTGAAAATATTCATCTGCGGAGTATCCCATCTTTCCAAACAAGGGAGCATATTCACTGAGATTATCAAACATCTCATCAGAGAAATTAAGTCCATTTTGGGCTCCATAAGCCATCAAATCAAAAGCCTTTTTAGAGTCGATACCAAAGGCTTTCATTAATTGGCCTCCGCCTCTTGTAACCTCATTTACATCAGCATCAAATGTTTTTGCAAGGGCCAGGGCGTTTTTAGTTGCTGTTTGTAGCTCAGCTTCACTATTTATGTTTTTCATGTTCTGCTTTGTTTTAATAAGAGCGTCAGACACTTCATCTAAACTTTCTCCAAAACCTGCTTTATAAATGTTTCTAGCTACATTTGTAAGATTTTCAGCTTCTTTCTTAGTGACACCTAATGACGACTGTATTTTAGCTTGTGCATCGCCTACACTTTTAGCTGAAGAGATGGCGGCCGCGCCTAATCCTGCTAATGGGACAGTAATTGCCTTACTCATCGTCTCGCCTACACTCTTCATTTTTCGAGCTCCATTTTGCATACTAGCCTGGAGTCGCTGGAAGTCTCGTTCTGCCCCTTGCCTGTTTAAAGATGTATTAATCTCAATTCGTCCCGCTGCCGCCATTACTCTCACCGCCCTTTTTTCTAGAATTTGCTATCATGGAGAAATAAGTGTCCAATTTGGTTTCCAAATCTTCCAGTGTCTCTTCGTCTTCGAGACTGTAAAGGCGTTTGAGTTTAATCAACCGATCTCGTTCTTCTTTGTTGTGCTTAGTCGGTTTTGGCACTTCAGCAGCTCGAATACTCACGACCTCTTTAAATTTGGATTTATCTGAGAGGTTTTGGAGAAGGGCATTGAATTTATTCCAATGAAGAGTCCCTTGTAATTCGAATAAGTCCAAGTTATAGTCATACAAAAAAGACGCGTATATGTAAGCCGCGTCTTTGTCCAGATCGTATAGTTTTTTATTTGGTGCATCGTCGTCCCGCTGTTCTTCTTCGTCGTCATCCTGCTTTTTCAGTCCGATGAAGTCATAAATAATTGACTCAAGAGCCGCATTTTTTTCTTCAACCTCAAGCAACTTTAAAATTTCCGGATTCATTGCAAACATTTCTAAAGCTATATCAAGTTTCTGACCTTCACTAAATCTATCGTCTTTAAAGAGCTCGAAAAGCCTCATTACCCTGTCAAAGGATAAATTCAAGTAAAGTATATTTTCGCCAATCATTATTTGATCGTCGAATCTTTCTGTCAGCTTAAAGTCCATAAAACTTCACTACTTTGTATAGTATTTCTTGCCGCGATTCTGAAAATCTTGAAACTTTTCTTCGACCACTTCAAGTAGACTAAATACAATTTCCGCTACCACAAATACTGATCGGCCGGCTTGCTCATAAATATGACTGTATGTGCCTTCTCCTAAAAACATTTCAATAGCTTGTTTGGTCAACCGTTCATTTTCAAGCTCTAACTGCTCCAATTGTTTGTCAGAGGCGTTATTGACATTTACTTTTTCAAGCTTTTTCACAGCTGCATAATACTCTTTTGAAAAACTTTCGTATTTTTTCAAGGAATCATCATCAAAAGGAATCTTATAAATAGAATCCCCGATTTCAACCTCTTCATAGGATTTCTTGATTTCAATTTTACGAACAGCCATAGTTATTCCGCTCCTTTATAAAAAAAGGGTAGCCGTATGGCTAGCCCTCTGTTGTTGGTTCTGGTTTTGTACGAGTTACTAATGAATCTGATGGTTCAGAGACACCAGCGGCATTAACAGCTCGGACCACAAATGTATATTGTGTGTCCGGTTTTAAACCTGTTGATTGATATTTATTTTCTGTTACATTATCAATTTTATTTCCGCTTCGGTAAATATCATATGAGTCAGCCCCATCTACTTTGTCCCAAGACAAGCTGATTTCATTTGTACCTGCCTCATAAGTTAGATTTTGGGGCGCATCAGGGTGTTTCAGTTACTTTTGGCACCCCGTTATAAGCGATTGTGACGCCGAACTCACCTTTTGCATTCGCATCACCAGAAGGCAGGGATATCTCAGTCATAGTCACATCACCCTCAACAATTACACCAGATGGATCTGTCCAGCGAAATTGTGTTTCCCTCTCAGAGCCGTATTTCAACGCTTTTGAAGCAATAAAATTTTGCGCTGGATCATCATATTTCCGATGTCCGGAGAATGCAAGGGTTAACTGTCCCCCTGTTACTGTAGTGGATTTGTTTCCGTCACCGTCTAAATAAGACGTATCATCTGTTTCTTCATTTGGAGAAGGTTCAACGGATGAAAAGCCGGCTCCAACTCTTACCCATGTTGGTTCTGTGGCTTCCGGCGTTGTATTGATCTCAAATTTATGTTTTGCCTGAATGATAAAACTATCAGTACCTGGCATCATTTTGCCTCCCTTGCTTTGATAAATAACTCTGCATCAAAAGTGGATGCATACACATATTCCTGCTGCTCAGATTTCCCTAGAAAATTAGGCGTTGCAGAAATATTGCACTTAATAAATTCAAATGAATTGTCGCTACTTTGAACCTCGTTCTCTTGCAATCCAGCTAAGAATTCGCCAATTTGAAGTAAAGAATTATAGCCCACGAATTGCTGTTTATGTTTCACGAGGATCTGAAAGCGATAGGTTTTCTCTATGCTGCCATCCATGTAATAAACATTTTCTGCATCAGATGAGGGAATGGGCGTTAATGCAATGCTATTCCCTTCTTGAAGCATTGGAATGAATATAGTGCTATACAAATTCATATTTCGCTCGATATGATCAATTAATCGATCAGGGAAATCCATTTTTTCACCTTCTTAAATAGGCGTTAACTGCATTTTGTCCAACTGTGATCCAATCACCTTTATGTTCTGCAGCTGCCACCTCAGCCCACCGCGCCTTCGCATTTGGGTTTCGATCTAAAGACACACGCCTTGCATTCCATACTTTGGTTGCATACTTAGTATCCCAGATTACTTTCCCGGAACCAGGATGCGAGGCTCGTATACCACTTCTTTTTAGCTCCCCAGTATCTTGCGGAGCATAGAAGTTACCGTCTTTTAAAACTTGTTGATCTATAGCAATTTGAGCGTGGTCTAAAGCAGCAGAAGTAGCATTTAAAACACCGCTTAAATTAATATTCACGTTAAAACCAGCCATTAGATCAACTCCACTTCATAATGATGCGGTAGATCGCCATCAAAAGTATAAAATAGGCTCACCTTGTTGACTTTCATTGTGCGACCGTTGAAAATGACTTCTGATTTCTCTTTCATTTCCACAAACGGCTTTGAATACTTGGCATCCAGAAATAATATAGATTGAGATTTAACCTGTTCCCCTGTTGCTGTGACAGTAAGAGAAGTTGAAGGCTTTACAAGAACGTTAATAACAGGGACAATGTCAAGCCATCTTTCACCCCAGCGTTCATTTTGTTCATATTCTCTGTATTGCACAGAGTGAATAAGCAATTGTTTAGGAATCGGCCTAACCATGAGTAAAAACCTCAATACCTGAATACAAAAGCCCAGTAAACTGTAAGTAAGCTATAGTCGTAGGTGAAACCCTTTTTTGATTTCTAGTGAGTTCAGGATTCGCTTTACTATAATTAAACCCTCCGATACTAACGCTAGACATATCATCTGAAGCACCAATTGTGTCCCCGCCATTCAATACGTAATATTCCACTTGAGCTGCCGTGGCCTTTTTCACGTTTTCATCAATGAAGCTGTTAGCCGCCAAGTTAATAGCTCCATTCTTAATGCGAAAATTGGTCAATTGATCAATTAGGTCAGACGCTCGTCGAATATACTTATCTAAAACCTCGTCATTATCCTCAGATTCGCCTACATACGTTTTTCGGTAATAATCAATATCAATATAACCCACTGGAGAAAATCCTCCTTAAAACGAAAGAGACAGCTTTATAATTAAGCTGCCCCTCTCTAACTTGAACTTGATTCAGTTGTTGGTTCTTTTTGTGTTCGTGTTACAAGGTTTTCCGATTTATCAGAAGCGCCCACTTCATTGACAGCTGCGATAGCGAATGTGTATTGAGTATCAGCCTTCAAACCACTAGAAACATATGTGGTTTCAGTCGTGTTATCAATTTTATTTCCGCTTCTGTATACGTCGTATGAAGTTGCCCCATCTACCGCATCCCAAGTCACGGTCACGCTGTCAGTCGTAGCCGTGAACGATAGATTTTGGGGCGCATTAGGGAGTAGTTTGCTCAAGGGAGACAATAACGCCATCCTGTTTATTTTCTAACATGAATAGATCATGATAAATACGGTTTTGGTAAAGGTATCCGTCACCTTCTGTATGCTGACCCGGCGCAAACAAATAAACTGAATTGAATTTTGCTTTCGCAATAACGTTTGGTTTAGCAACAATCAGGAAATTAATTTTCTTGGCACCCTCAGCTGGTTTAAACCCTTCGGAGAAATCAAAAGAGTCATAGAAACGAGATTCATCCCAAACTTCAACTAAACGAACGCCGTCAATAGAAGAAACTCGTGTTTCTAATGTTCCATTATTATTAGTCACATCAATTTTACGAGTAAAATCCTTTGAGAGTTCCAGCGCATCCATTACCTCACTCGAAACGTACGCGATTAGGTTTCCTGGTCCGTATTTTCTCAAAGGGCGAATTGCAGCTTTTAATGTTGTGAAAATGTTCTCTTTGTCAATAGCGCCCGTCTCAATTTGTTTTCTATCGACAGCGTATTTGGCCAACTTCGAGAAACGATATGCATCAAGCTCCGGCGTAGCATGCTCTGTTGTGAATGTTGCAGTAACATTTGAAGCAGAAGCAGCCTGATTTGATTCATCGACATCTGCTTTGTCAACGAAAAATTCAATGTCTCGATCAAATTCAAGAGTATAAGGCTTCTCAGTTGTTGTAACGGTTCCTTCGTTGTACCCTTTATTTCTTGTATGCGGCTTATATCCTGTTGTAGACACTGATTGAACTTTAAATGTTTTTGCATCCAACCAGTTTACATTAGGCGTTTCTAATTCTGCTGTAAGTGCACCTTGCACCAATTTTTGATCTAAAGCGTCTTGATACTTTGATACATAGTTAATAGAGTTTGGCATTATTGAGTTCCTCCTTTAAGTCCTAATCCTGTAAGAAAGGCGTCCATTTTCCCGCCTTTGGATTGATGCTGCCCTTGAGAAAAGCGCGGCTTGTCTACCTGTGTTGTTACTTCACTATTTGTAAATTGTGGGTATTTCTCCACAACTTTTTTGATCGCTGTTTCGATATCTACATCATCATTCATCTGTGCTTTCGCAAGCAGAAGAACATCATCCAGCGACTCTTCATTCACACCAGCTTTAAAAGCTGACAGCTTGGCATTAGCTTTAAAAAGCTCCTCATCTTTTTCTTTATTTGACTGCTCAAGCGCTTCATACGCTTCCTGTTGTTTCTGCTGCTCAGTCTTTTGAGATTCAAGGTATTTTCTGTGATCTTCAACGGCAGCCTTTGCCTCATCGAAGTTTTCAAAGCCAAGTGATTTTAAGATCTCCTTTTTCACATCCTCATCTGAGGGCGTTGGATCAGTTTGTTCTTCGTTACTTGGTTGTTCAGTTGGAGAGCTGGCCTGTACATCAGTATTACCTTCTTGATTAACTGTTTCGTCGGTAGCCACCGAATCACTGTTCCCTGCTTCCCCGCCAGTATCTTCTGAGAAAAACTGAAGATTCAATTTTAAAAGTGGGATTGTCATATATGTTCCTCCTTCTGTTTTAGGCATAATAAAAAAGATTGTTCTTTTAAGCCTGCAATCTTCTAAAAAGGCAATGAGTCAATAAACTTGTTCACGATATCTTCGGCGCTCGCGTCCGGTTTCCTCAATAAATGCACGCATAGCAGCTTGTCTTTTTCTGATTTTCAATTCTGCTTTAGCTGCCCCCTCTTCATCTCCGATAGCCCGAAGCATATTGGCTTCATTTTTGGCTTTTCGGATCTGTCGTTCGATATATCGTTGTTTCTGGCTCTGTTCATATGCTTTTGCGTTCTCTCTTTGGTTATAGGGTTTGTTTCTGCGTATTGAAACACCCTCGATATAGGCATATTTTTGATGACCGCAGTTAATCCCAAATAAGCCGTCTGGCTCTCCGTAGCTTGTGGATGAGAGAGGCGGGTACCTCGGGTGATTGCCGGATAAAGAAAATACCTTTCCTTGATACCGGGCGCATTTCGGGCGAGCCCCTGAATGACTTGAAATTTCAACAAGATCGATACCGTAGCTCGCGCATCTATCTTCTTGCATTTGATTAGTTACATTATTTGAAACAGTCCTGATCACAGTTCCTACATGAGCCTCTGTACTCCACTTCCGGCCAGTCCTGCTTATAAATGCCGGGATTCCTTGTTTACTGTATTCAATACAGGCTGATCGCAAAGCCTCTTGATGCGTTTTCAATCCACTCAGAACCTCAGCTGTTGTTTTATTTACAATATCCCTATAGACCTGTTGAGACTGAATAAGGATAGTTGAATTTGTGAGATTAAGTTTTGTTTTAGCCTGCTGATAGTAAGTATTTAACGTATCAATAATAGTCGGGTCTTCTTTAACTGGAGGAGCCTGCTTTAAATTTCCGCCTTTTGCAACACGTTGTAAAAAGCTTTCTTGCTCAGCAATTCCTGTAAACCCCGCATTTTCAAGAATAGAATATATCGTCTCCTCTGCTATCCCTGTCCTTTCAGATAACACTTCAATATTCTCCTTAGTAAGAGCCTGCAGCTGGTTGAGCTTTTGAAATTGCCATGAAAGAATGGTTTCCGATGTCTCTTCCTCATCAGTTTGCAATTTCGAAGCGATATTTTGAAGCAGTTCACTCTCCATAGCGTTATAAATCTCAATTAAAGGACTCGTGAAAAGATCAAGTTGACGTGGGGTGAGGCTCATTCAACTTCATCTTCTTCCGTTTTTTCCTCTTCTTCCTCATCCTTTTCCAGTTGCCCTTCTTTTTGGCCGAATGTGTCCAACATAAATGCATCATCCGCCGTAGCATTTTCATCTTTGATTTCTTGCAACATTTCTTCCGCTTGTTCTTCTGTTAGATCAAGGATTCGCTGAAGGGCATATTTCTTTGAAATAAGTCCGGCACTCTGTAATGTCATATAGTATGTGGCATTTGCCGCCCGATCTTCCGCAATGCTATCGTCAAAATCAACCGTTACATCATAGTCATCAGGAGCTGTAAAAATATCATATAGCTCGGCCACATTAACAATGACATCAACGAGCTCTTTTATACCTTCTTCAACAATTGTTTCATGGCTATTTTTAGTTCTGAATGTCTTACTGTTCTCACTGACAACCTCTGTCGCGGTCTTTAATCCCTGTGAATCAAAGGTAAATGTTCCCGCGGAGAAACCTAGCTGCATGGACAGTAAATTCAAAATACTATTGATAGCATCAATATGTTCACTAACCCGCAATTCCACGCTAATGTCTTTGATTGCATCTTCACTTTCAAAGTTCATTGCCTGGTACGCTTCATCCTCAGCGTCGAAATAACGTGACATTCTTCCGCTCTGAGGATCGACTACGGTCTTTATCGCGGATTGCGGAACTAGAATACGTTTTTTTCCTAACCGGAATTCCCTTTGAAAGCTATCATAAGCAATATCCAGAGTTTTTAATGTATCAAGGGCATTTGCATAAATAGAAATTCCTAATGGTGAATACATATCAAAATTATTTGCTGTGTTGGGACGAATATAAACGAATAAAGGCCGTGTAAGCCCCTCAATCCTCGCCTCTTCCTCTAAATCTGGATACATAGTAGATAAAGGGACTCTAATGCCTAATGTAGCTGAGTTATTACTCTCATAAAGTTCATTGGTAATGACATATTCAGAGCCTTCCCACGTATGCCATTCAAGCAGTGTATATTTTTTGTCGCCTTTTCTTGTCTCATTAACAAAAACGCCTTCTGTCACTTCGTCACTTGTTGAGGACAAAGGATAAAAGGCGTCAGCAGCAACGTATGAAATTTTTATTTGTTCAGCATCTACATGTACTTTCATAACCATGCCGCCAAGAGCAAAACTGTATTCCAAATATCGTTGAAATTGCTTGCCGAATTTATTATGGTCCAGAACGTCTTTAATGTTGTCATACAGTGCGTTGTCCGATACATTCACCAAGCATTTTTCATTGAATACCAGCTGGGCCATTTCTGCAGCCGCAACTTTAGGCATATTCAGTGTGGCTCTGCGACGTATTCTCTCGCCGGCAACTGTTTTATATCTGAGATCATGAAAGTCTTTGTGGTATCCCTTGTATAAGGCATACCATGTATCCACGTATTCATAATGCTCATCGGTCACCATTACCTTTTTGCTATCTGTAATCTTGTTTATCCCTTGTATTAAACCCATTCTGTACATCACCGCCTTTAATGCAGAGCCTATTTTTTTGATCATTGTTTCACCGCCCTAATTTTTCAAGCCGAGCTTTTGCAAATTGTCGTTAACGTAATATTGAAAGGCGTCACAAGTGTGATCATCAATCTTTATTATCTTCGGATCATCTGATTGAAGAGTGTCTGCATCCCACTGGTATTTCCTGTGCTCGGTCAAAAAGATTTGATTCGATTCTGTTTTAAGCACAAAAAAACGCCCTTGAGCCAATAGGTCCTGAACGTTGTCGATCATGTCAATTTTCTTTTTCTTCGCTACCGGGTGCAGCCTGATTCCGTAGTCTTTGAAGAATTGATTTCGAAGGGCGCCCTCAGCTGAATCGATCGTCTGCTTGTCGAAATACTTGTTGTATTCTTGGCTTATCTTATCCATCCACTCTTTTAATTCTGTAGAAAGTTCAGATGGAGCCTTTTTCACGACTTTGTTTTCCGGGCTATAGTAATAAGTATCAAGCAGAATGACATTTTGTTTCTTTGTTAAACCGAACGCCAGATAGGTTGTCGCTGATACCTGGTGCCCGGTATCAATGGCAATATCTATAAGAATCAGGGCATCATCCTCTGGCAGCTGATCAATCTCATGAAAATGGTTCATGTTATATACCATATCCCCGAGACCAATAACCTCACCGCTATACATCCAGCGCCAGTAATCCTCGTCCTGTTCCTTATAACGCTCAATTTTACGAATGAGCTGATCAGATAAGAATCCTTTTTCATCCTCAAGGTATGTTGAGTGATGGAGGAAATACTCATCATCTCCCGCCTTATCGTCTCTCCACTCATTCACCCAAGCGTAAGGATTCCGCGGCGGGTTATAAGAATAGTAAATTTTCACTTCTTTTTCGCCCAGGTCTTGTCGGATGAATGTATCCTCCACAATATCAATATCCTCTACACCGCTAAACTCGGCTAACTCCTCAAACCATAGAGCCATGATATAACCTACTGCTATATTCATCGATTTCAGCTTCTGCGGATCATCCACGCCATAGAAATAAAAAGCCGTTTTCGTTTCCTTGTGTTCGATCTTTAATGGAGATTTACCAAAAAAGAATTCATCCTCCACAGCAAGCATGTAAATAGCCCATTTTATCTGTTCATAAACAGAGGTTGAAAGGTATTTTGCAACCTTCCGCAGACAAATCACATTACCTTGGGGATCATCTAAAAAATCAATGACGAGTTTCAAAGAAATTACGGATGATTTCATAGAAGAACGGCCACCAGATAATATTGATTTTGGTCTTTCGTTCAGCCAGAAAGAATAGAAATTCTTATTCATGAGGTCAGTAATTTTAATTGTCTTGGTTTCCATCGCTAATTGCCTTCCTCATAGCATCTTTATCATTAACGATAACAACCCGGTTCTTGCCGGATTTCTCGTTCTTCGTCTCAGCTTTTGTCTTCTCGATATTCAAGCGCATTTGCTCCAATTTAAGGCGCCGCTCGTCTGCTTCGTGGGCCAGCTGGTCAAACTGCTTTATCAAGCTCCTGAGCTCTCCCATCGCCCGAGATTGAGCATTCAGGAAGGTTGCATGACGATCCCAAGCGAATTGAAACTCCCATTCTTGCTCATCGCCAAATGCACCCGGTTTCTCTTTTTTCAAAACCTTAGTCATATCGTCTTTATCCTGCACGTGCATAATGCGCTGCGCCCGGATAATGGCTGCATATTGTATCTGTATCTGATCCCATATCATATCGGCAGGCGAACGCTCCTGAATCTCTTCCATGATCTCAAGCGTTTCTTCTGGCAGGAATTTAGAGAAAAAGCCGTGAGTCACAGCGTTTTGATTACCCGCCGGAGCCGCGCCACCTTTGTTTCCTATTGCGTTTTTGTTGCCGGGCTGTCCGCCTTTTTTTGTGTGCACACTTTCTGAAATAGGTGCACCCTTTTTTCTTTCCCAACCGTGCCGCTGTTTCCACGATTTGATGGTGTTCACCGACACCCCGTATTTCTCGGCAAGGTCCTTGTATTTCATGCCTTTGACGTAATCCTTATACGCCTGAATGTGCTTTTCAGCCATCTACATTCACCGCCGCCCCCTTCTAATTCGTGTTTGTTTTGGAGATATTCACTCTAAACTGAGCCCATACTCAGAGGCCTTACCAGCAGTCTGAGATTCACTGGACTCAGTTTACAAAGAATATAAAGAGAGCATCACCGTACTGATGACGCTCCGCTTGCTGCTACTTGATATAGAAATTGCTAGTGTAGAATGTTCCTAAAGTGGTGACATAATCCCCATTTTTATCGTATTTATAAACCTCAACTTTGAATCGATACGTACCAGCTTTATTCAGATATTCTTTGATATCGAACTTATCATAAGCTTTTTCATCTGGTTTTAATGGGTTAGGTGAATCAATATCAAGAGATACCCACTTACCACTCACAAGCCGCTGAGGAATCAAATTGGGACCAGCGATGTAACTATTGTCATTTTTGACTGCTACTGTGACGTATTTGTCCTCTTTCAAACTGTGCTGGGCTTTTGTAGGATTTGCACTTACTCCCATTAATGATGCCATGTTTCTCCCTCTTTTCCGGATACAAAAAGCCCTATACCTTATAAGGGCATAGAGCTCTTGGATCACTATATTTTATTTTGTTGTGACGCAGAATGTTTTCGCCTCCCCGTCCTGCCTTCAAGTTTACACTGCCGATTTAAGTGAGTTCAAATATTGCAGAAAGTTGGCTTCTTTGACTTTATTGACGATGTTGCCGATTATGGCTGTTTTGATCTTTCTGATGGTATCCCGGGAGCAATCAAGGTGGTTTGCAATAGCAGTGTAGCTCATGCCTTCCATCATGCAATCATAAACGATACGGTGTTTTTCTTCTTCAATGTGTTCCATAGCGTTGTCCAGGTAATGCACAATAGATTCATATTTGTGGAGGCGTCTCTCTCTTCGGTCCATCTGTCGCAATTCTGCTTGACTAACGCCTGCTGATCCCCTTGGCATGCCCGCTTCATCCCCGTATGTTGCAGTGAGCTTTCCGCCAATAAAATCCACTTTGTTTAATACACGATTGAGCCTTTTAATCTCCCGCAGCATGAATTTATAATCGCGAATCCATTCCTCAATCTCCCATGCAATCATTTGATCTGTCATAGTGCTTTCCCTCCTGATAGTTAAATAGAGTAAGTGTCATTCCAGTTGTTTGCTCTTTGCTCTGCGATATATTGAGGCCTCGATACCTCTTTCACGCTGATACCGAAGGTTTTGACCAAGAAGGCTTTCAACTCGTTATAGAGCTCTTTTTGCCACAAAAGATATTTACAAGCTTTCCGTTTTTATAAGCGAATCCGTATTTCATCCTGGAACTCCCCTTTTACTTTCTGCGTTTATAAGCGCCGCCTTTGCCGCGTCTGAGTGTTTGCATGTTTGTGTTCATCATTGATTGCCAGAAACGATCTGAGCGCTCCTGTTGCTTCTGTGATGGCTTCTTTTTGGACTGTTTCATATCTCATCACTCCTTTCACCGCTAGTAATCGTGATAGACTCCCTAATAGTTGTGAAATAAAAAACGGACACCAAACAAACAGCGCTAATGCTGTAAGTTCAGTGTCCGCAGGCTTTCCGTCTTGGACTTATTCAGTTAAAGCAGCACATATGTAACAATGTTGCCGATGATTGCCGCGATACATATTGCAGTTAAGTGATTTCTCAGCTGTGAATCCTTATTCTCTCCTACAACGCCCATAAGAGAGATTATCAGAACCAGCAGCAGAACTATTTTAAAGACTATTATCACTTTTCTTCCCTCTTCTCTATATACTTATCAATATCTTTAAAGTAAGCCGCAGCCGTGAACGAAATGATTGCCCCGATCAAAGCAAGATTCGCTTCCATGTCCGGCCTGTAATCGTGTTGGAAATATATCCAGAATCCGCATCCCATCAGCAGAAACAATATCCTGAGTATCATAGGTTATGCCTCATAATCCTGCTTCACTCTCGTCGATAACCGTCCAAACTTTAGGTGAATCTATAACCTCACCGCCGATTGCTTCAGCCAGTCCTTCAGGAGATATAAAATCAATAGTGAAGGATTTTCCGAATACATGAGCTTTTTTTATTTCACTCGTTAATACCACTTTTTGATTAGTCACAGAATAACTTTTCACGTACCTATCTTTCACTTTTACAATTTTCACCACTCCGCGCCCTCCTTAATCTCTCCTGTACCCTCGCATTCTTCGCAAGGGACTGTTGGATCATGATGCCATTGTTCTCCTTCATCAAAAAACAGCATTTCCAATCCCTCACCCTTACACGCTGGACATTTCATCACTCCACGCCCTCCAATAACTCAGGATTTTGATAAACATCGCCTCTGATGTCGCATTCATCCCAAGCAATACAATCATCAAAATAAGTGTGATTTTCGGGGTATTTCAAACCGAACCGACCATCTTTATAAACAACGATCATCGGTTCGTCATCTGTCATGTCGATGTCGTATTCATAAATCGTTTTGTCGTTCTTATCCTTTAACCCTGTGCCCCACATGAGAACCGCTTTTCTATTCGTGCTGTCTACAACGGGCACCAAAACATCTGTGTATAAACGTTTCAAAGTCCAATCGCCGTTATTTTTGATGGTAAGGCTCAATCCTTCATCATCCCAATAATGCATCTGCTCGCCGTCCCAAACTCTGTATGCTGTGTTCATAGGAGCGAACCGTCCATGATAAGGACTTCAATGTCCGGATTGTTGAAATCCTCTGAAATACGAGTGTAAGAAACAAGCTTCCCATCTTCATCCTTTGTTCGCGAAAACATAATGAGAGCATAGTCTCGTTCTACTTCTCGGATTTCATCGTCTTGAAAATTTTCGTAATCGTCCGTGTCAGCAATTTGCTCGTTGTAAATCCTTTCAGCATCCGCCTCGTCTTTCGCTTTGAGAAGCGCGTAATATGGTTCATTGATTTCATAGAAATTCATTGTTCTTCCCCCTTCAATTGTTTGGATAGCCGCTTCCAGATAGACTGCATGATCAAGTGTTTCTTCAAGTGCATGCTGCAACCAGCCGCGCAGGTCATAGGCACTAACTTGGACGGGCTGGCCGTACTTGGCAAGCCCCTTTTCCTGTTGTGCGTTTAGTTTGCAGATAACGGCTGAAATGATCGGGTTGTCAGTGTGGTTCATCAATACCCCTCCTGCTGCCGCTGATGATTGACGGCGTTTTTGTCCATGTAAGCAGCTTCGATCTGTTCCCATTTAAAGCCGAGCTTGTTGCCTAATTCAAAGAACGTTGTAAACAAGCTGATATATGTTCGCTTTTCAACATTGCTAAAATGGAATCCATAAGCAATGGATAACAAGCAGGAGAATGTTTTTGCTGTGTCAAACCCTTTGTCAGATATTAAATGCTGTACAACTACATCATCTATGGTGTCAGTGTCATTCCAACCAAGCCGATTTCCGATACTCAAGATAAAATGCAGGCAGTCCACGTATTCCTCAAGCAGTGGGTTTTTATAATATTCTTTTGCAGTCTGTCCCTTTTTATCTATTACACAAATTCTAGGCTCACGGTCATTACTCCAATGCTTAAAGCCGCGCCATTCATTCGCACACTCGGCCAGCTCCACCTGTAAAGCGAGAATAAGGTTTGGCAACAAGTCCTGACCTTCCAGCCCCTTCTCTTTAATGATCCGTTCATCAAGCGCCTTTTGCATTTCGAACATTTTTTCTAGATTCATTGTGCATCCTCCTGAATATCTTTTTTGATCACTTTTAAAGCGAATGAAGCAATGTTTTTCACATCTACTTTGCTAAAACACTTTCTTTCAGCTGTGTCACACAGAGGAATGTTTAAAACTATGTTGGATTGTTCATAGATTTTATAACTGCTAGTTTTTCTATTGCATAATGCACATGGTTTACTTTCGGATGATGACATGCTCCCTATTTTCACGCTATTTCCTCCTCAACGCCCATGCTGCAGCCGCATTTCGGGCAGCGTGCATCTGGGCGGATTTTTATATCTAATTCGTTGTGACCACATTCAGGGCAGCTGTATTCGATCATGCTGTCATCCCCTATTCCCAGCCGACTGCGATTGCAAAGAATAAAACCAAAACCATCGCCCCAATCAGCCAACCGTTTGTCTTATCACGCTTTGCAATGATAGTTTCATCACCAATCATTTTCAGATCGTCTGACTTTGCCACGAGCACCGGTATGTAATCTGGATGCACTTTTAGAAGTTCGGCCGCCTGCTCAACTGTCATCGCTTCGTCTTTCGTGGCTTTGACTGCCCGCTGAAGTTCAACTTGTAAAGGTATCATTCTGCAGCACCTTCCAATGCTAAATTGGCTGTAGTAATTGCAAATTGAAAGTTGCAAGCGTTGATATCATTGTTAGTCGAAGGCTTGAGAGCAGCGATTTTTTCTAATGCTTGTTTGAAACCGTCACTCTCTTTAGTGATCCGCTGAATCTCTTCCTGAGCCTGTTGCGTTTCCTTTTTCAGCCGCTGGACTTCGTCAAATAAATCCACGTTTATTTGTTCCTGTGATAATCCGCTCATTTCACATCCCCCTCCAATTCATTCTGGGCAACTGTTATCGCGAAATTTAGATTGGTAATGATCTTCTCCAATGCTTGTTTGTAGCGCTTCCTATCCCCGCTTAGATGCTGAATGTCCTTTTGAGCCTGCCGGAACTGATGAACCGTTACTTCCTGCTGGCGCTTGTTTTCCTCGATGATTTCCTGCTGTTTTTCTACTGATTGAATTAAAAATTCTTGATCCTCAAGAATAGTGGCCCAATTAACGTCTATTTGCTTTTTATAAAGTGAAGTTGCTATCGAAAATCTATTTTTTATTTCCTGAAATTTATCCATGCCGTTCCTCCCCCGCAGGGGAAAGCCCCTGCTATTTGATTTTGAAACCTATTTCGTGATCGACTCGAGCAAAGCTGCCCTTTGCCGTTTGAATGATTGTTTTGCCATGCTCCGGGGCTTCCAAGACATGTGCGGTGCCCTGGCTCCCGTCTAAAACGATGATCTGTATTTTGCCCGGCTCAATTGCCTGTTCGATTGTTGTATCTTTGCTTAAATTAATTTCTCTTGGGTTGTACATTCTTAGCGCCCCCTGTGCTATGATAGAAGTACCAGTTCATATCAGAGCATCGGGGCCTAGCGCTTCGGTGCTTTTTTGTGTTTAATAGTGATCCGGTTTCCATCCGGCCATCGTGAATGCCGGAGACGGTTTCAGATCCTCCCGGTAAATGATCGGATGCTTTTTCACGTATTCCGCCAGCTGTTCCGGCGTCATCTTCCATTCTTCAACCGGTCCTGGCTTGTAAGGATTGATGCTTTGCTGTTCCATGGTATCTGCCTCCTGAATTGATTTTGGGAATTTCCGTGCCGCCGAGCTTCTTGCAATCAGAACCCATTCGGCTGGCGCATGCCTTAAACTGAGAGCAACGTGTCATACAGGCCATGAGCTTATCTTCTTCCTGCACCCACAACGGCCGATCGTCTGCGATTACCACGTTTAACAGTGGACTTTCCCGCCTTTCTTTTGAGTTTTTTAAGCTCGTCCAACTCAATGAATCCGAGTGACTTATCCAGAGCCAGCACTTTAAGTGGCGTATCATAAAGCCGCTCATACAACTTGCGTTTGATGGCAAATTCCTTTGTTTCCACACCCTTGATGTCAATAATCTCGATGCTGCCGTCCAAGTTATGAACCTCAAAATCTGCAATATATTCAATCTTCCGAAAAGTTTTGCCATTCTTTTTGAATGCCTCTTGCAGTAGGAACCGTGGCTGCAGCTTAAAATCTTTGATCTGCTTGCTTACCTTGAGCCATTTCAGTTGCTCATAGTATTTGGCTTCGGCCCGGCTATCGAACGTGATGCCGTCCACCTGTGTTTTTCTGGCGCCGTACTTATTTGCTGGCATGCGATGCCTCCTGAAGCTCAGGATCTTCGTAAATGTTGCCGATGACTTCTAAATCGACATTTGCTACAAATACAGTCATCATACCTTTATTGATTCGCTTGAATCTAAAACCTGGTACCTCTTTTGTCCAATAAACTCCATCTGATGAATAATCAGCTACCTCTTCCTGCCAAAAAACTTCTAATAACTCATTTGAATATCTACGATGATTCCTTACAACGTCCCCCTCGTAAATCTCACGGCCGTACTTGTCCCTCAATCCGGTGTATTGCATTTTGTGGCAAGTTAGAAAATAATTAAATTGATCACAACCCTCTGCATTCTCTGGAATTGAATAAGGTATGCCCTCCGGTGTAATTCCTACTTCATAGATCATCTCTTGAGAGTTTTCATCCCAAGCACGAAACTTGATTTCCCTCAAACTCCTTACCTCCCGTCATTCTCTTCCCATTGCTGAATCTGCTTTTCTTTTGCTGGCGCCGTCAGTATGATGGCCGGCAGCAGGATCACCGCTTTAAGCACTGCGCATCAACTCCATTTGTCTGATCTTTTCCTCAAGCACCCGGATAGCCGGTGTGAGGTCCTTGCCGCCCTTTTGTTCAGCAGGCCCGAACAAATACATTCCCATGGATCCATTAACGTTCGTTTTCTCAACCATTCCGCAACCCTACCAATCTATGATTTAATAGCATTCTGTCGCCCTTGATGATCACGCAATAGTCCGCGCACATTTCATAAATCCGGGTGCCAAGCGCTTCATCAATATCCACCAGCTCTTCGATGTCCAATTCACTTGAGATAAGAACCGGTTTATGATTCAGATATCGATAATTGATGACAGAGTATGTCTGCTCCACTTGCCAATCGGTTGCCCGTGGTTTCTTAATCCGTCCTTCTTTGGTGTTTGTGTAAACAGGCTTGAACAGATCATCTATGAACAGCACTTCAACCTCTTTCATGCGGTTGAGTTTCTCTTCCAGCTTGTCAAAGTCATCTTTCAGATCGTTGAACCCTTCCACGTAAGGAAAATACTGAACCGCGACATTTTTTGATTTGATCAGCTTGTTTGAAATAGCTGTCAGCAAATGCGTTTTCCCTGACCCTGGCTGCCCCAGTAAAGCAATGCTGTTGCTTCGGGTGCCCCGGATGCTGTCAAAATCCTTGTAGTATTCCACAGCAGTATCGTAAGTGTCTTTCACGACAGCTGGTTTTCCCTCGGTTATAAAATTCTTGAACTTTAACTTCTCAAATTCAGCTGTTATGTCACTAGAATTCATCAGTTTCCGGATCCGCCGGCGCTCTATGCATTTGCACCGGACCCAAACCTCATATCCGTCCTTGTTTTCGATGTAGCCAAGTTGATCTTTGCATTTCGGGCATTCGTATTCAGCCTTTTCTTCTGACCCGGCCGACCCCGCCGAAAATTGGGCTGACCTTTCTTGGAGCTTTTTCAGTATTGCTGCCATTGCCGCGTCCGTACTTTGCGTTTTGTGTGTTTCCATGTTGCCACTCCTTACTTTTGTTCTTGTTTGACTGGAGAATGCGCTGAACGTAGGCCAGATTGCGAGCGTTCCGCGTTACTGCTTCTTTCATTGCCTCCAGCACCTTATCTTCGCCATAATCGTCTATTAAGCTATTAAGCTTCTCAGCCATGAACGATGATAGAAGGCCGAATCCCTCATCCTCGAAAAATGCAAATGCGTTACTCTTCATTTTCTTCTCATCCTCCTGCTGCTCTTCTTGTGCTGGTGCCAAGTCTTTTTTCTTGTTGTAATTTCCTAGTTGTATGTACTCAGCGTAATGAAGAACTGTTACGATAAAACCGCGCTTTTGTGGCAGCCTGTCCAACTTCAAATATTCTTGCTTTACCATTCGATCCAATGAATACTTGATTTGATCAGCTGACCAGTTAAAGCGTTTAGCCAGATCCACCAGTTTGATAATTGTTTGGCCGGGCTCTAATTGTTGATCTGGCCTGTACTCAGCTCTTTTAAACAAATGATCGTAAATCGTCTCATCGCGTGAATCCTTAAAGGGTAGCCGGGGCAGGATCACATACCCCAGACCGTGCATATCCATGCAGCTCACCTACTTCCTTTCACACAGTGCTGTCATTCCGCTGATGCGGACTAAACGTAAGCCAGGTTCATTTGTTCTGAGATAGCCTTCAACGTAAGCACGGAACAGCTGCGCGCGATTGGGTGCCCCTTCTGCCAGCCATTTATAACAGAAGGGGATACTAACCTTAATCAAATGGGAGGTCATCATCGCTGATGTCTACAGGCTTGCCGTCAAAAGGATCAGCATCCTGTGCACTTGGTTTTTCCTCTGATACTTCTGCGTCAATGATTTCTGGATCAGACATTTCGTCAGTGATGTCAATGCGCTCTCGTGCCTCATCGTCCTCAATGACAGCTTTCTGCATTTCCACTGACAAGATGCCCCATTTGCTCAGAATCGCTTTCAATACAGTTTTTAATGCCATTGCATCCCAATCGTTTTTCCAGCCGAAGTCCGACTTACTAAACTTCTTTTTATGCTTTTCAACTTGCGCCTTAGTCCAATACACTGTTTTCCGGAAACCGTTTAAAAGCTCAAAGTAAGCTGCGTAACCAATAACCACATCTGATTCCCGTTTTTCAAAATCAATTTCTATTTCCTCAGTTAATGGGTTCCACTTTTGCAATTCTCCTTCATGGACCGGTATGCAATTGATGAATTTATACTGACCCGTACGTAAAGCCAACTGAATGTACCCTTTGTAACCAAGCTGAAATTGTGCACGGCCGCCATACGGAACGATCCAGGCATAACCCAAGTTTTTATCCACTGGCAGATCAAGCGTAGCCGCCACCATAGCCGATGAAATTACACTCATAGGCTCTGCCTTTTGGAGCATTTTCTCACCGTTGTAAAGGCTCAGAATTGACGCAGTGAATTGGGAAGCCCTTTTCCCTAGAACTTCTTCGAAACGATTCATGACTGCCGGAGAAGAAAGCAGACCTTTCATTGTTGTCCCTTGCTGTTGTGCTGGAGCACTGTTTTGTTTCTTCTGGATATTGCTTTTTAGCGATTGATTTGTAGCCATATTCAGCTAACCTCCTTGATTCCAAAGCGTCTAAATTGGACTTCTTTAGTGACTTTCTCGTATACGTCCGGAAACTGCTCTTTTAGTTTCTTAGAGTCGATCCGATTAGTTGAAACTGACTTCCAACTAGTTTGATAGTTTCCGATGAATCCGTACTCAGCTTCCTTCATTTCGTGCTTAATCTGGTTTTCTAACTCCTTCGCTTGCAATTGGAGTTCGTTGATCTGATCTTTAAGCTGCAAATATTGCTGAATGCGTGTTTTATTCGCTGAAGTGAGATCAACGACTTTACCGCCCTCTGCCTCGGCATAACGTTGCTTGAGATATTCTTCTGCTGCACTCGAACCATCAAGCACGGGAGCCTGTCCGCCCAATACATTTTCATTCCAAAATTCAATCTCAGCTTGAAAGATCATCGCAATGAGCTCGTCATCACGCTCAATCTCTTTCCAAATGAATTTGTTGCCGCCGATTAGGACAGCGAAGTACGCTTTTTTATATTCAGGCCCCAGCACCCCTAGATAGTGTTGAACCTGAACAATATAGCTGTCAGGAATCTCGTCATCTTCCCACTCTTTCAGGTTGTATGCTGACGTGGTTTTACACTCCAATATGGCTTTTTCACCAACAATCATTCGGTCAACATTCGCCAATATAAAATCGTGCTTAGGATGCCTGAGCATTGCTTTTCTCCGCCTTACTTTTTTACCGCTGCGTATCTCAAACTCTTTTGCGACAATATCTTCAAGAAGTGAACCGAAGTAAGCAGCCTCACTGCCAGATTCGCTCACAGGCACTTGGCCTGTTTTGTCTAGCCATAATTCAAACGGTGTTTGCCATTTGTTTATGCCTAAAATTACAGAAGCATCTGAACCGCCGATGCCTTTCCGTCGCTCAAGAAGCCATTCGTCCCGACTCATGTCCGCTGTCGAAGCGAAAACCTCTGCTTGCATCAGAGCAGCCCCACCTTTCTTTTGTAAGCTTCCGCACCAAGCCGCTGCCATTCCCGGTAGTGATCCATTGAAGGGAAACTAAACTGCGCTTTACCGTTTTTGGCGAATACAATTGAACCGCCGACCTGTCTCAAACGTTGCTGATCCTCCGCGCGCTCGCTGAATGCCACTTTAACTGCTTTAGCCATTATTTAGCACCTGCTTTCTTCTCGTACATCTGTATAACCTGATGTGCTTCATGCTCTGATAGCAAACCGCCACCATTTAATCGCATAACCACTTTTCGTTTCGCTTTACTGAGTGGAGCTAGACCATGTTTTTTGAAAAGCATTGCTATATACCCCTTTTGTCTGGGTGTGATGAAACGAGGGCTATAAACTCGATCATCTTCTCGCAGATAAGCGTCCAAGTTAGCTCTCAACTGTTCACCCTGTTTTACTGCCATATGAAGAGACATGTTTTCTTTATAGACCTCTTTCATATGATCTAATTGCTTTTTTAAAATCTCGTTTTCTTGCTTTAACTGAGTTTCAGTCACATCCAACAACCTCCATTGATTTTTATGAGGCGTTTTGGTATAATTAAGTAAATATTTCAGTCAAAACGCCTTACTGAGTCCACTTGCCAGAGTGGGCTTTTTTATTGCTCATTTTTAAATTTGAAACCAAGCTGTTCCCTCAGATAACGATCAAGGTTCTCTCTCAAGATCACCGCGCCGCAATCGATTACATAATCATCGACTGGTGTAACTTCATCCCCGAAAAAATCCTTTTGTGTTTCTGGCTCAGTTAGCCTATCGTGCCAGTTGTTCAGAATCATTGGGTTTTCGATCATTCATATTCTCCTTTCTGTAATTTGCTGTGCGTTCATCCCAAATCAGGTGCAGTTCGCTATGATTTCGGATTCTTTCACACCATGCTCTGACTTCCAACGCTGTTGCTGGTTTGTGTACAAAGTGAACCATCAGCCTAAGCTCCTGCGTACCAATGACAAATCAATGCCTCTTTGTTGCATTTTCAATGCCGTATCATATAACAACCCTTTATTCGAAATGCGTTTCAAATCCTCAATATTCGCTTTAATACTGCCAAGAATATCTAAAGCTTCTTCATAATCACCATCTTTTAAAGAGTCCAGTAATAGATCAGCCATACTTTCAACTGAATCTGATTTTCGTTTTGCGACTTCTACATCGGATTTCAAAAATTGATTGAGTTTCATACGAGCATAGCCTGCCTTTCCTCTTGTTTTGACATAGCAACTTGATCCATTAACGCTTTACGTGTCCATCTGTCAGCCAATTCAGGCATCTTCAAACCGTAGTTCCGAACTAGAGAGTAAATGAGTGTTTTGTTTGCTGGTATCAGATCAAAAATTTGCTTGATATCATTCATCGGTAGTTCTCCGGTTCTGCCTGGCCGGTCATTTGCCAACCATCGGGCAAGGTGCTTTGTAGCTTGCAATGCTTCTTCAAGTTGATGAATCATATTAATTACTGCGCTACTCGCACTTTCATTAAGTGCAGGGTCTATAGGTGCCGAAGCTGTCGGATGCAGCTTAAACAGGTAATGTACAAGATCAATGTGTTCATAGGCTTCGCAGGCTTCAAACCACTTGATACACAGCTCAGGTGTTAAAGGAAAAATGCCATTTTCGATATTAGAGACATACGATTGATCTCTGTTACCAATAATCTTTCCAATTTGGTACTGCGAAAGCCTCGCTCTCTTCCGCTCTGTTTTGAGTATGATTGGTAAATTGTCCATATTGTATGGATTGTTCGACATAAGTTCGCCCCCTGATATATTTAGTTTTAAATGGTAAAATTTAATTAATGAAGGAACTAGCTCGCTTGCTGCTTCAGCTTATTGATGATGAAGGCTTGTCCCTTCGGAGTGATGCGCATTGTCAGCCAGGACTTCGGCGTGCCGTTTACATCTCGCACCCCCTGTGCGATTTCAAAGTAACCGCGCTCGATATATTCCTGGTATGGCTCATTTCTGTTGGCCATGATCATCTTCCATTCGCGCAGCTTCTGAAAAAGCCGTTTCTCACCGATAATAATGCCGTTTTTACAAGCAAGCTTTGCCAGTTCACGAACAAGCATTGATCTTTCTGATGCCATACAACTCTGTGCAAAGTTGACTAATGGTTCTTGAATCTTCAATGTTTGTTCAAGTTGCTGCCGTTCTTCCTGCTCGCTTATCCATCGCTTTGCCCGGCTGACTGGATCTTCGATCATGTAGGACGGCTGAGTCATTTTTTGCAACTCTGCTTCCATGCGGTTGAATTCCGCGATGTATTTTTCTTTGAATAGCGCTGCTTTTGCGCCCGAGTAACCGAAAACTAGAAATGTGAGTCCATCACGTTTGATCAGATATTTTTTTAACGTTCGACCGGTTGCATCTTGATAATCACTCAACGAAAAATTTCGTTCAGTAAATTCCTTGGAGCAATTGAGTGTTTCAATACTTTTTATTACATCGGCGTGTCGTTTTCCGAATACCTTAGCCACTGTCAGACTGTCTGTTACGGCTTGGTTGCCTTCAATAAAAACGAGTTGATTCACGCTGTTGCCTCCTTGTGAAAATACTTTGTATTCTCTTCAATCCAACGGGTGTTTCGTTCGATCCATTTGAAAAGTAATTGTGTCGGTATTTTCTTACCAAACTCATCATTAACCGGAAAATCAGGCCGAGCCATTAGCTCAGACATTTTGGTTTGACCGCACCGTAGAACTTTCATAGCTTCTTCCCTTGTAAGAACATGAGGCAGTTCATTTAGTGAGCCAAGACGTTCAACAAGCATTTCAGTTGCTCTGTCTGCGATCTTCGCAGCAATCTGATCGATGAATTGTTCGTCGTACTGCATAGTGAACATATCTTTAACCTCCTATGCTGTATGTTTTTTACCCTGCAATTCGTGGTGTTGATTATCAAAAAAAATCTGCTGAACAGTTTTTTGGTAATAATCAGCCAATTTAATTTTTATTTCATCCCGGGGAATACGCTTCCCAGTTTCATACATTTGCAAAGCACTTATGCTTATTTCAACTGCTTCAGCTACCTCGCTACGGGACTTTTCGGCTCTTAAACTAAGAAGCCTTTGACCAATGAGCTTTTTATCCAATCAAGTCACCTCCTACACAATCTGTGGTGTTCTTGATTATTATATTAAACCACGCGATTCGTGGTGTCAACACTTTTCGTGGTGTTTTTATAAAAAACACGTACCGTGTGGTATTATCAATACAGGTGATGACTGTGAAATTTAATGAGACTCTAAAAAAATTGAGGCGAGAAAAAAACCTCTCCCAAAAGGAATTAGGAAATAAATTAGGTTTAGCTGAGAGTACGATTGGTATGTATGAACAAGGTAAAAGACAACCTGATTACGAAACTCTTCTAAAAATCGCTGATTTTTTTGAGGTTACTTTGGATTTCCTTTTAGGCAACCCAAAAGATGCTGTCAAAGAAAAAGAGGCCGCTTACAGCATCAGCGATCCAGACTTGCAAATAGCTTTTAAAGATGCATCTGACTTTTCAGAAGAAGCACGTAGACAAGCTATTGATTTTATCGAGTACCTGAAAGAGAAAGAAAAAGCAAAAGGTCGAAAAGGTTAATCAATCGTCTTATATATTTCTTTGTTAATTATGTTTAAATTCTGTTTACTAATAAGATCAGAACTCTCATCTGAATTAAATCGGGATTCTCTTCCGGAAAGATAAATTTCACAAGCTGTTAAACCCTTACATATCAAGGGTTTCAGCGCCTCTTCTCATCCGGATTCGCTTCTGAATTGGATCGGGATTCTCTTCCGGAAAAATTGAAGGTTTTTAAAACGAGGCTAACTCGTTTAAATGAAAGGAATTCAATATAAAAAAGGGGAAATTATTTTGAGAAAAATAGTTTTATTATTTGCCTCCTTCTCTCTAATTTTAATCCTAGCAGCTTGCGGTTCTTCGGATTTCAATTATAAAGTTGTAGAGGAAAACAAAAACAAGGCCGGTCAGCTATATTTAAGAATCACAACTGATGTCAGTAAAAAAGACGATCTTAAAACATTAGCTGAACAAGTAGCTCGGGAAAAAGACGATGGGAAATTAGACTCAATTTTCATTTTTATCCATAAAGAAGCCGGTAAGAACGATAAAAAATTCGGTGAAAATATGGCAACAGCAAAAGAAGCTTATACTAATAAAGGACAAGCTCAAACTGGTTTAGATGATAATTACAAGATAAATATAGAATATAAATAAAAGTCTTTTTATAGGCTTTTATTTTATAACCAAAATAAGAACATACATTCCCATCAGGTGGTGTTATTATGACAATTCAGTTATCTCATCTAGAAGAAGAAGTAAAGAAGATTTATACAAAATTGAATATGTTTACTCCAGAAGAGATTGACATGGAACGGATTGCGGCTGCTTTTCAGATTTGGATTCACTACGAAAGAAAAGGCAGCAGCATGTTTTGTATAAATGGTCTTTATAGCATGGTGTTGGATTCAAGGACATCTCGTCAGCAGCAATGGGAGGACTTTGTTCATGAACTCGGCCACGTGATTAAACACTGTGGAAACCAATTCAATATGAATCGATTGTTTCGCCAATTGCAAGAATACCAGGCTAATAGCTTTATGTATCATTTCTGTGTGCCAACATTCATGCTTGAAAAAATTTCGTTGCCGCGCATGCAGTCAGAGGCTATAAAGTTAATAGGTGACACTTTCAACGTAACATATCCTTTTGCTGCAAAACGGCTGGAAATGTACAGAAGGAAACAGTTTTCATTCATGATGTATAAAGAACTATATAAAACTATTCAATAAAAATGAGGTGAGTAAATTGTACTTTGAGGAATTAGTAAAGGGAAAGAAGTGGCTCGCTGTCGGTGACGGTCCAAGAGATCCGGTCACCGGAAAACGAAAACAAATAGCAAGAAGAGGAAAGACCAAAAAAGAAGCTGAAAAAAGAGTCCTTGATGCTATTGCCGCTCTTACAGAAGACGGCATAGATGAGTCTGTTGTGAAAAAGATGACATTCGAAAAGCTGGCTGCTGATTGGATTCGTGATTATGCACTTACCACTGGCAACAAGAAGGGCACCATTAGGATTAGAACAAAAGAAATTAAAATTCTCAACCGATATATTGCCAAAACAAATATTGCAAAGATCACAACAAGAAAGTACCAAAAAATATTAAATGATCTTACTGAACAAGGCTATGCTCGAAATACAATAAGTGGGGTCCATACTACAGCAGGGCTGATTTTTAAATATGCCATACAACAAAAGCTATTGAAACATAGCCCAACTGAAAGTGCAGTTGTTCCGAAAAAACGTTTAACTGTAGAAGATATCGAAAATAACCCGATTGAAGAAAAGTATTTTGAAAAAGAGGAACTTGAAGAATTCCTTTTAACGGTGAAGGAATTTGGATTAGACATGGATCTTGAAAGATTTTATTTACTCGCTTTTTCCGGAATGCGTTCAGGTGAATTATGTGCCTTAAAATGGACCGATATCAATTTTGAAACCAATGAGATTCGCATAACCAAAACCATATACTCAGAAAATAACAACATGAAAGAGTATGAATTGGTCCCACCTAAAACAGCCGGCTCAGTCCGTACAATCGAAGTAGAAGATCAGATCATGGACATGCTAAAGGAATATCAAATGCGACAGAAAAAAAGAAGGCTTCAGTCACGTATAAAGCCAGAGGAATACCATGATGGAAATTTTGTTTTTGCGAGAGAAAATGGATATCCATTCCTACCTAAAAATATCATTGTGCGTATGGAAAGGTTACTTGAGAAAACATCTATTAAGAAGCATGCAACACCTCATATTTTCAGACACACACATATCAGCATGTTGACCGAAGCTCGGGTAGACATTACAACGATCATGAAAAGAGTTGGTCATGATGATATGAAAACTACAATGAGAATTTACACACACGTTACTGAAAAAATGAAAGAGGATGCTTCGCAAAAAGTCCAGAAGACTTTCGGAAACATCCTCAATATCGGGATTTCATGA